GGCCATCGGTATTGAGGCAGCCCTTAAAGGTCAGATTAGCGAGACAGATCGCCTATCTTTGCTATTGCAAAAAGCGATCTTGGCAGATAACGCAAACCTAGCCACTCAATTATCCGATCAACTAGAAGATGCAATTAAGCGTCAGAATGACTTGCGCAACTTATTGCTAACGACACCCGAGGCTCCGAACCCTTATCGTAACTGGACACTACCTCAAGACTTGCTTAACTACACAGCATCATCGCTTGGCGTATCTGTAGCACAATTACAGACGGCACCCATTCCAATCACATCTAGCATGACTGATGCTCAAATGGAATTGGCAGCCGCCGTTAATGCAAACCAAACGGCAGAAGCTAAGGTTATCAATGTTGCGGTCTATTTGGGCGACACAGAAATAACTGGCGCAGTCACAAGTGTTCAACAGAACCAATCTCTTTCAGGCACATTCAGCGACGTAAGCCGTTACAACGGCCGTGGAGCTCCGTCAGTCAAATGACCCTACCAGCCACGATTTCCGTATCTTTCGACTTCTCGCAAGGAGCTACCTTTGGGTTAGGTTTTGTGGTAGGCGATGAAAAATATGGAATCATCGGAGTCGGCACTTTTGCGGCTTCGGAAGTTCCTGATCCTGTAGTTGATCTCAGTAGCACTACTCGATCAATCAAGATCCAGCGCGGAAGAAGTATCATGCGCGACACCTACGAGACGGGCACATGTACTGTCCGAGTAATCGATGAGACAGGCGCCTTCAATCCTCAGAACACATCTTCACCTTATTTTGGCTACCTAACTCCACTACGCAAAGTCCGAGTCGCAGCTACTACTCCAACCACTCAGCACTTCTTATTCTCAGGTTATGTCGATTCATACAAATACTCTTTCCCAACTGGTCAAGAATTAGGCTATGTGGACATAGTCTGTTCAGATGCCTTTAGACTCTTTCAGATGGCTAACGTGGCGACTGTGACGGACGCCACAGCGGGTCAGACTACTGGCACACGCATCACAAAGATCCTAGATCAAGTCTCATTCCCTACATCGATGAGAATTACAGACACAGGCTCGACGACAGTTCAAGCCGATCCCGCTACAGCTCGCACATCCTTGCAAGCCCTAAAGGCGGCCGAGTTCGCAGAGCAGGGTGCATTCTTTATCCGTACCGATGGCACGGCAGAATTCAAGGATCGCAATGATGTCGTGGGCTCTCTAGCGGCTACACCGATTGAGTTCAATCAGACGACTGGGATTCCATATTCAGACCTTCGTTATGCCTTTGATGACAAGCTGATCATCAATCAAGCCAGCATGCAACGCATTGGTGGCACAGCTCAAGTCGTTGCTAACGTTGATTCATCGGCTAAGTACTTCCCTCATGGCACTACTTTGACAGAGATGATCCCTGAAACAGATGCTCAAGTCTTAGATATTGCCAAGATTTATGTGGCCACGAGAGCAGAAACATCAATCAGAATTGATGCCATGACAGTCGATCTACTAGATGCTGACGTGCCTACAGACACAATGATCGCCCTTGATTATTTTGATAATGTACAGATTACCAATGTTCAGGAAAACGGATCAACAATAGTCAAGACCTTGCAGGTGCAGGGCTTGGCATGGGACATCACCCCAAACTCTATGAAGTGCACAGTCACGACACTTGAGCCCATCGTTGAAGGACTGATCGTTGGGAACGCAAATTACGGTATAATCGGACAATCCATAATGGGATACTAGGAGAAAAATCATGGCAGTAGGCTTTCCAGCATCGACAGGCGACATCTTTACGGCGGCAGACTACAACGGCCTCGTAGCCTTTACCATTGGCGCCGATAAGACTGCCAATTACACTTTCGTCCTTACTGATCAATATCAAGAATTAATTGTTGTCAATAGTGGTTCAGCTCGTGATGTTCTCATTCCTACAGATGCCTCAGTAGCCTTTGCAATAGGTACGGTTATTACTGTCTATAACGAAGGGGCAGGATTGGTCACACTTAAGGCGGTTACTCCCGGCACTACTACAGTTCAAAGCCGTGGCGCCGTAGCAGCTTCACCAACTCTTGCAAGTTTTGGATCCGCAGCCTGCATCAAAATAGCTGCGAATTTATGGGCGGTCGTCGGAGCCATTGGGTAATGCTTAACAATCTTGTAGGACTTCTTAATACTCCGGCTCCTGCATTTAGCGTCGAATACTTAGTCGTCGCAGGCGGTGGCGGTGGCGGTAGCGACGTCAATGGTTCAGCTGGCGCTGGTGGCGCAGGTGGAATGCTTACTGCCACGCAATCAATGACAAATGGCGTTTATACAGTAACAATCGGCGCTGGTGGCGCTGGAGGAGCAGCCTCAAATTCTTCAACGAGCCGAGGATTGCAAGGCTCTGCAAGTGTATTTGATTTAATTTCAGCTACGGCAGGCGGTGGCGGTGCGTCTTCTCGATCTGGCGCAGTATCTAGCACAGGTGGTTCTGGCGGTGGCGGTGCGTCTGCAACCAATGGGCCTTCCAATGGAACAACTGGCGAAGGAAATGCAGGAGGAGCTGGATTTACGGGTGAAAATTGTGGTGGAGGTGGTGGCAAGAATGCTGTGGGCGCAGGTGCAACTGGCTCAAGCTCGTCAGATTCGGCTGGCGCAGGTGGCGCAGGATTAGCATCATCAATCAGCGGTTCATCAATTACTTACGCCGGTGGCGGTGGCGGTGGTACTTATTACCTCAACAATGGCGCTGGTGGAGCTGGTGGCGGTGGAACAGGTGGCAAAGGCGATGCTAATAACAGCGGATCAGGTAGAACTGCACCAGGCAACGGAACAGCCAATCGCGGTGGCGGTGGCGGTGGAGCAGGTAATCTTAACGCTGTTGGTACTTCAGTCGGTGGTTCAGGCGGTTCAGGAATTGTTATTCTAAAATTTCCAGACACAAAGACTTTGACGGTTGGAGGCGGTCTTACTTCATCTAACACTTCTGGAGGAGGATTTAAGATTTATACATTTACGGCAGGAACCGGAACGGTGACATTTAGCTAATGGCACACTACGCATTTTTAGACGAGTCAAACATCGTTACCGATGTCATTGTCGGCATTGACGAAACAGAGTTAATTGAAGGATTAGAGCCTGAAACTTGGTATGCAAATTTCAGAGGTCAAACTTGCAAGCGGACAAGCTATAACGGCAGGATTCGCTATAACTACGCCGCACCCGGATTCTTATATGATCCAATCGATGACGCATTCATAGCGCCTATGCCTGAGTGCGGACATGAAGAATTGTCACTTAATGATGTCAAGCAATGGGAGTGCGCTAATGAGCAACATGAAGCCCGTACTCTGTAAAGCCGGGCAACAGTTACGCGAGCAATTTGATGACACCTTCGCAGATCGTGATAGGCGTTCCGATGGCTGGATCGGCGATCTCCGTCATTCAGCGCGTCCTTCTGACCACAATCCTGATCCATCGTCAGGGTTGGTTAGAGCCATCGATGTCGATCGAGATGTTCATAAGTCAGGCAAGCCCGACCTCATGCCCGATATTGCAGATCAGCTTCGACTCGCAGCCAAAGCCGGTGAGAAGCGCATCGCCTACATTATCTTCGACGGACGAATTGCATCGTCTCGCATGGGCTGGCGCTGGCGAAAGTATTCGGGAAGCAATCCGCATCGGGCGCATTGCCACTTTTCTTTCACTAAGCAAGGTGATACGGACGGCTCTTTCTTTAATATCCCGTTACTAGGAGGCAAATAATGGAACAAGCAAAGTCACTCGCAGCATCATGGGCTCGATCATTCTTAGCAGCTGCATTAGCGCTATACATGGCAGGGGTAACTGATCCTAAGACATTAGCAATGGCCGGAGGCGCAGCACTAGCACCTGTCATTCTTCGCTGGCTTAATCCAAATGACGCATCCTTTGGCGTAAATAAAAAGTGACACAGGAAAACTTCTTCACCCTTTACTTTGCCAGCCTTGCCGTGATCGGTGGACTTGCAGGTTACGTCATTACGCATCTACTGTCTGAGATTAAGCGACTCAACTCGCGTGTCGATGAGATATATAACATCCTCTTAGAGCGATAATTTTCGACATGGCTAAGAAAAAGGTCATCGACCTAGACACTTACAACGCTCTCGATCAATGGGCTATAAGTCTGCATGAGATGTATCGTGCGCTTAGGCGTGCAGGTTTCGCAGTCGATATCTCGCTTGCACTCATTAGCGACAAAGATGCCTATCCTGACTGGATCTTGCCATCGATCCCTGACCGAGTGGATCGCATACCCTACGAGGACGACGACGAGGATTAATGAAGCGCATTGTCATAGTGAGCGACCTACAGGTTCCCTTCCACGATCGACACGCAGTTAAGAATCTAG